ACATGGGATAAATTTAAATATGCAATATTATTATAGTTATATATTACAAACAATGATCTTGTTTGTGGTATATGATGATGATGATACTGTTTAATTTTAAATTTATTTCGGTGATTAAGTATAATTAAAAGTTACTAATAACTATAAATTTAGGAAATTCAGTTGAGAGAAAAGTCTCATCAGATCAATAGAGAATATTGATTTTAAAAATAATCTCCCTTATAAAAGACGGAAGAACCGGTATTTATATTGTAATAATCAAAGGTTTATGCCAGACATTGTGTCAAATAATTACTTTTAAAAACGCGTAATGCACCCATGTAGTCAAAGCGCAAAGCAGCTGGAATCTGCTTCTTTCCAAAGGTCTATTAGTCCTTCGATCCTAATGCCTGCTGAAAGGCAAAATTTATTTTTAATTTCAGAACCATCCAGTTGTGAGGAAAGTCACATCCGATCATTAGAGAGCAATGATTTCAAACCTAATCTCCCTTATGAAAGACGGAAGAACCGATATTCATTTTGTAACAAGCAAAGGGTTATGCCGGACAATGCGTCAAATAATAAATTCAAAAATCGCGTAATGCACCCATGTAGACAAAACGCAAAGCAGCTGGAATCTGCTTCTTTCCAAAGGTCTGTTAGTCCTTCAATCCTAACGCCCGCTGAAAGGCAAAGTTCAACTTTAATTTTAGAAAAGCAGTTGGAATCTGTTTCTTTCCAAACTTCAGGTAGTATTTTATCACTACCGCCTTTAGGAAAAATAAACCAAGTAGAATTAAAATGTTCTCAGGTTAAACCATTATCTAATGATAATGAAAAAATCTTACATAATATATGTAAATTTTTAAAAACTCGCAATATAGATCACGTTATTTTTAAAAAATTAGCTCAAGGGAAAGATTCTTGTTTTTTCTTTGACAATAATAGGAAAATTTTATTTTTAATATCGCATAAAATGATGGCTAAATGGTTAGAAGTTAAATACAAAAATTATTCTTCTAATTTAATACAACGATCTAGATTTACATGTATGATAGTTAAACCTAAAATGTTTACACAAGGGTTTTTAGATCCTATGTTTTTAATTTTTTCTTCGGTTAATAATACCACAAAGTTTTTAAGCAAAGTTGCTAAAAATTACAATAATCCACAAGTTATGGCGTGGGTTTTAGATGTTTTAACATTAACTATAGAAATGAATGATCCTTTTTTCTGGAGACCAATTTCTTTGTTAAAATTTGTAGCTAGAATATACTCTACAATTATGAGACTTAATGATTTCAAGAATAATAAAAGTACAAATATGCTTGTGCAGTCGTTAGAAGATTTGACCAGCATAGATTCAATGTTACTTATGTTTGCTTGTTTCGGATTACCGGACACTATTATGAAAGGTATTAAACAGATATCATTATTTACGAATAGGAAAGTTTTAGATTCACCTAATATTTTAATGGAGATGATTGAACGGTTTCTAGAAGTTATTTATGATATGTTAACATGGTTAAAGACGTCTTTAGATCTAAAGATAGTTTCTATGTTAATAGATTTATTTATAAGACCTTTAAATTTTATAAAAGGAATTAAATTGACTAAAATTTTAAGTAAACTAACTGTAGATTTTCAAAAGAATAATCAAATAATTTTTGATCCAACTGTTAGAGTATCTATAAAAGAAACTTATAAAGCTATTAAAACCAATTTATATATACAATCACTTTTAATAAATCCTACGTATAAAGTATATTTACAACAATATCATACTTTAGAGATTATGAATAAATTAGCTTGTAATTTTGAGACTTCAGCTAGAAATGAACCTGTATGTATCGTTTTTGAAGGTAAAGCAGGATCTGGAAAATCAACTATAATGAATAAAGTAGTAGATTATTTATCAAAGAAATCTTATTCAATTTATAATCACACTTGTCCCACCGTAGATGCGGGAAAAGATTTTTACGATGATTATTTAAGTCAAGACATATTTGTAATGGATGATGTAGGTCAACAAGGAATTTCTCAATGGAGACAAATAATTAATTTTGTTTCCCCTGTGAAATTTCCCTTAGAATGTGCTAATGCTGATTTAAAAAATACAAAATTTTTTGATAGTAAAGTGTTGTTAGTTACTACCAATCACTTTTCAGACTTAAGAGGATTTACAAAATCAGATTGTATAGCAGAACCAGAAGCTTTATTTAGAAGATGTCACGTGTTAAATTTTGATGAATGTACGTTTGAATACGGAATTATGAAAGGAAACATTAAATATAAAAAATATGATTTTATTAATCATATTTGGACTACTTCTTTTATAGGAGCCCAAGCTGGGTGTAATTTACCTAATGAATGTAATGTAGAATCTAGTAATAAAACAGTAGGATGGATATATGCTTTGACAACTTATTTTCTTAAAAAACAAGAAGAAATGTTTACACATAATGAGTTATCCATCGATGATACAAATGAAATAGATGAAATAGTAGATCAATTAACGGGAGTATCAGCTGATACTGATACCTATATTGATGCACTAGAAGGTTTACAACCTCAATCATCTTTTTCTTTTTTGGCTGAATTAACAGAAAACAGTTTAGAGTTATTTAAAGAATATTTTTCTTTTATAAAGGATCAATTTATTGATACAACTTTGAGTGTTTATGAAAATTTAAGAGTTAATTTAGATAAAGGAGATATGCTAAGTACAATTCTTTCTGGAGTACTGAGAGGATTAGGGAGTACTTTAATATCATATGCGATTAATAAGATATTTAATTTCTTCGTAGGAAATAGAGAAGTACATACTCTGTCTTGCAATAGTTATAGAGAAGAAAGTGTTAAATTGTGGCAAAAAACACATGGAGAGTATATTCAACGTACAGTTCCCATGAAAGTTTTTGATGGAACTTGTAGTGACACTTTAGATGATATAGTGACAGGACCGACAGATGTAAACACACGTATTAGTTCTTTGCGTTCTCGCATGAGAGTTATAGAATTAATAAGTTCAAACGGTTATAAAAATATATCTCAAGGTATAGTGTCAGGTAGAAGATTAATAGTGCAATGTCACTCGTATTCATCACTTACAGGAGTAGCGAATATATATAGAGATTGGCAGTGTTTTAGTAATAATTCTTTTGAGTGTAATAATATTCCATTTAAGGTCATAAAAGAATGGCCCGAATATGATATGGCTATTATAGAGATACAATTAACTATACCTATATACAAAGATGCTACCCATTCTCTATTTAGCAAAGAGTTAGATGAAGAAACACAGTTAAAACCACGTCATTTATACTTTATTAATGCGGAGCTAGCTTTAAGTTTAGATAATAATTTTACTGTCAATGTAGATTCATTTCAAGTACAAAACCCAGTTTTAAATAAATCGTATACTGTTTTATCAGGGGCTGGCATTAATTATTCTTTAAGTTCATCTGGATTATGTGGTAGTTTATTAGTAGATTCTGAATATGGATTATGTGGATTACATGTAGCAGGAAATGCTCAAAATGGATTCGCTTTTGTGTTACCAAAAAGAGTTTTAAAAGAACTTAAAAATTTATTAGTCTATACAAGTAGTAAACATTTAGAAATTAAAAATAATACTGCAGTAGAGTATTCAGGATTGAAACTTTTTAATGATGTTTTCCCTTCTAAACGCCCAATACAGAATACCAGTTTAACTAAAAGTGAATTACATGAGGAGTTAACAGTAGAAGCTGAACAATTCGGAGAAAAGTTACCTCCTAATTTTTTATCTTTTGGGTCTAAAACTTTAGAACGGATTGCAGAAAAATCTTTAAAACCTATACCTTATATTTCACAAGATGCGATTGAATTTGCTAAAAAATGTATAAGACAATTTATGATACCTTTTTCAGATTTGACTGATAAGGAAACAATAAAAGGAATTAAAGATGAAGACTTGTCCAGTCTAAACAAAGATTCAGTTAATGGTTTTGGATATTCTAAATTTAAAGAAGATTATTTAAATTTTGATACAGGGGAAATTACACTAGCTTTTAAAAATAAAATTGATAGTTTTACAGAGAAATGTAAGGCCGATTCGTTACAAATAGATGATTTATTATTTTACGAAGCTTTTAAAGACGAATTAAGGCTGAAAGAGAAAGTTAAGAAACCTCGTTCATTTAGAGTAGCACCGTTACATCATACATTTTTGGTAAAGAAATGTCTTGGCAAATTATTTAGTCATTGTAAGAAAAATAAGTGGCAAAATCAAATGATGATAGGTATGAATCCTTATAAAGAGTGGAATAGATTATACCAAAAGTTAAAAAGTTGTCATATTAATTTTGATGGTGATTTTGGCAATTGGGACGGAGGAGCTCCTGCACAAATTCAAGATGCAGTTTCTGAAATAATTACAGAATTTTATCAAGGGGAATTTAAAGAAACATTAAAAATTTTATTAGATTCCATGGTAAGAACTTTTGTTCTTATAAAACAGAAGGTAGTTTTAACTACTCATTCAATGCCTTCCGGATGTTGGGTTACAGCTTGGTTTAATTCTTTAATTAATAGAATGTTGACTGCTTTAGTATTATTTGTAGAAATGACTAAAGACGGAAAAATTCCTACAGTTGAAGATTTTAATAAAATAGTTGACTGTGTTACAGGTGATGATAAAGTTTGTGGTTCTCCTTTAGAACTAAGTAAGTATTTTAATGCTATTACGATGCGAGATTTTGCATATAGTATAGGTATGAAATATACAGATGGAGACAAAGGAGAAATTACAGAAACGTCAAAACCTTTAATAGATTGCGTATTTTTAAAACGAAGTTTTAAATGGCATTCTGTTATGGAAACAGTTGTAGGACCGTTGTCTTTAACAACTATAGCAAATTCTTTAAGATATAAAGATTCACGTAGAGATTATGATCAAATAATGAGCGGAAAGCTTACAGCTTTTCAATTCGAAATATTTTTACATGAAAATCCTGAATTAAAAGAAAAAGTACTTAGTGCAGCTAAGCAAAAATCTTTCTTTTTCCAAGATTTTGATGATGAACATATAATGAAAACTATGTCTCAAGATAATACATATGAAGATATAATGTGTATGCTTGGGAAAAATATATCCAACTTTTCATAAGTTGAATTGTACTTACAGAGTTATAAGAAGCTTTCCTAGCGCTTCGCTACTGAGTACAATAGAAAACATAGGATATAAGTGATTTTATTGATAGTCACTTTTAGATATAATATCAATACATCCAGTAATATAAATAATATAGATAGCAAATTTGCAGCAGAAATGTGCTATGATATGCAAATAGAAAAACAAACAATGGGAACAGCAGTTGCTAGTATTAATACTAGAGACATTATGTTTCCCGATGAACACCACAATAAATACCCCGTTATAGATTTTTTAGAAGAATATAGAATAGATGCAAAACCTTTCGTTAATAGACCATTTTTCGTAGAGAGTGTAGCTTGGTCTAATCAAGCAGCTTACTCGGTTTTAAAACCTAATACAAAACGACTACCAAGAGATGTTTTCACATCAAATAAATCATTAGAAACAGCTCTTAAATTAGGAGCTTATTTTAGAAGTGATTTATCTTTAAATATTTCGATAGCAGGAACCATTTCTCATGCAGGAACTTTGTTAGTAGGAATTCTTCCTCCTTTTCCTGGTGAGTTTTTAAATAGTAGATTTCTTATTAACTCTATAATGTCAGGACCGCATTGTTTCCTTAGTGCTAATGAAGCAACGTCGTGTGTATTACATGTACCTTGGTATTGTAATTCTGATGTAGCCAGTTTAGACATTAATCCTACTTTTCCAATATCATCACCAGCAATAAGTGATGCAGCCGAACCTGGTGATTTTGGAACTTTAGTTATGTACGTATTAAACCCCTTGTCTTTTTCAGATGGAGCAAGTACTACATTAAATATTACTGTAGAAGCATGTTTTAGTTCTTTGGACATTTTTGTTCCTTGTCCTAAATATTTGTCAGGTAACTATACTACTCAAAGTTTAGGAGGTACGTTAACTCAGTTATGTTTAGAATCATGTGATCTTAACTTAATACAAGACCCTTATATCGTTCAAGGCTTACAGTCTATAGCTACAGCTGCTATAGACGCCTCTACCTCTTATACTAAAAAGATGGTAGGAGACGCCATAGATGTTTTACGAACAGGTATAACTTATTATACAGGATTACATAATCCTAATGTTCCTTTAATTAATAATCGTATGATAACTACTCGTAGAAATTTTCCTAATAATACTACAGGAGAACAGTTTTTTGAAAAATTAGATCCTTATCCAGAAATAGATCGTATAGTAGATAGGCCTATTTTTAATACAGACGTCGATGAAATGTCTATTAAACATATTTTAAGTAAACCTCAATATTTAGGTACCTGCAACGTAGATGTTTTAGATAACGTAGGAACTTTAAAATGGGCTAGGCCTATTTCTCCTTTCCAAGGAGGTTTGGCCGGAGGAGCACGACGCTCAGCAAATAATTTAGAACTTTTTCATGGTATTTCTCGAGCTTGGAGAGGGTCATTAAAGATCCATATTCAATCAGTTATGAATAATAAACAACAAGTTAAATTGAGGCTCTTACAGTTATATAATCCTCCAGCAGAAATGATGAGAGCAACGCCCGTATATGCAGATTTATTAAGCGCACCTTCTCATCTTTTAGAATTTACAGGTGGAGGACAAATTCAAACAATTGATTTACCGTATTTATGTCGTAATCAATTGACTCCTTGTTCTCCAGATATGAGTACAGAAGCTCTGTTTCATGGAATGTATTATATTTATGTAGCGCAACCATTGGTGATATCGTCTGATTCTCCTACAACAGCTTCATTTAATATATACATGTCAGGTGGTGACGATTTAACATTTCATGGATATGCAACTGAAACTCACGCTATGTCACCTTTTGTAGTACCTTATCCACCTTCAAAGAGTTCCAAGCATTTGGAAACTATTTTATCTGAATTAAAAGAACAAGCTCCTTCAGCACAAGATTTTACAACACAAGGTTTAACAGTTATGAACGAACCTCAAAAAGATCCTGTATTGGAATCTTATTCTACATCAATTAACTTAGATACTTCTCATCAAGAAAGATTGTTTTCACCTATAGATATTAGACCTATTATAAGACGTATGTATCAAATGGAGACAGTTTCTTTACAACCAGGTCCAAATGTAGTCAATTTGAATAAATTACTAGGAGAAGAGTTATCAGGCTCTGATCAAGCCTCGTTTACCCATACAACTCAATTAATAGCAGCAATGTATTATGGGAAGAGTGCAGGACTTAAAATTAAATTAAAAGCTAAAGCAGATCTAGATGATGAAGACTTTCAGGTTATGTTTGCACCTCCTCAAATAAATGTAGATACTAGCAATAGTACATTTAGAAACAGTGTAGTTATTCCAAATCAATATTTAAGTCCTGATGTTAATGCAGGTAGTTATCCCTTTCCTCTTATAGAAATGTCTCAATATTCAAATGGAGGTTCAAGAATGTATGAGTTTGTCATTCCTAATAATAGTTTTTATAAATTTATAGGAGGACCTCAAAAATATGCATCGACACCAGCTACTTTAGCAATTGCAGATTTTGGATCATTAATTATTTGGTCACAGAGAAGTGTTACTACAACTTTGTATTCCGGGTTTACTGATGAAAGTAGATTTGGATTTCATTGTATGGCACCAATTTTTAGTCCTTATACTATTGATGATAAATCAGTCACTGCATATAAAGGTTCAACTGAAGACGGACCTACAGAGGCACCCAGAATGAAGCCCATGT